GTAAGTTTACTTGCAATTCAGCAGGAGTAAGTACTTTTTCAGTTAGTGTCATTGTTGAAGTAGAACTATCGAAATCACAGTCAGCAGAGCGGACAAGACTTCCAAAAGAACCTACTTTCATAGCAGCTTTATACTTTACGTTTGGTAAAATAGTAACAGTTCCGCTATCTAGTGTATCAGCAGACAAAAGAGCAGCAGCAAGATATTTTCCTGCAAACTCTCCTGCGTAACTTGATGTAATAGTTGGGTTTGGCATTTTATTTAATTTTAATTGTTAATTTTAGACATTACTTTATCGAGTGTTGTTTGCTTTCTGTTTTGTGCAAACTTTACACCAATATTGTTATTTTTTTGTTCAGGGTTATGAGCAATAGGCTCGGCAGCAGGTTCAGACAATTCCTCTTTTACTTCTTTCGGTAATTCCTCTGATAACTCTGCTTCTTCAACTACTTCTTCACTCATTTCTTCTTTCTTCATATCTTCAATCATAGCTTTGATTTCTGATACTGCTTCTGCTAGTTCTTCTTTAGTAACATAGCCTAATTCTTCTTCCGCTTCTACTTCTTCTTCAGCTTCTTCTTCTAGGTCTTTAATTTCAGCAATAATGCCTTCTTCTGCTACTACTAGCATCTTACCATCTTCTAAAGTGTAATCGCCAACAGGCAATGCTACTTTGTCATCTTCGGTAATTATAAATATTTCGTTTCCTGCTTCAAACGCTTCTGCTTCTAGTACAGTACCGTTGTCTAGCTTTGCAGTTGCTAGTTCTACCTTCTCTTGGGCTTCAACATCATTAACAATGTCAGTAGTATCTTCGCCTAGATAGGTTTTAATCTTGTTTAACATTTCGGTTGCTTTCATATAACTATAACTATTTATTTAACTTATTTTACATTTTTAAATTTTACCAATGCCTTGATTGATTAGTTTACCTTTACAGCATTTTGTACTGTAAGTGTTTTTGTCAGCACATAAACATCCGCGTTTACTGCTTTTTGGACTTGTGTGTGATGGTGTCAAAAATCTTTTTAACATTTGCCTTGTCCTTTATATTTTTTCTTATAGTTCTTACTGCCCTTTATACTAGACATTTTAGTTTTAGCGTGTACACCCTTTCTTTTTACTTTAGGTTTTACTATGTGCGCTACTTCAATTCTTTTAGCCATTACTTAATAGGTATGCAATTAGGTACTAACTTACCATCCTTCTCCTTCATACCGTACTGTCTATATCCTGCTGTACAAGGTTTTTCTAATTTGTGTTGCTCACAAGGCATAAACCAAGTCTTTCCCTCAAACTCGTGTTCGTGGTAACTCTCACATCCTATATCCTGTGCTGCTTTTATTGCTAGTTCTTTAGTTGCGTAAGCTAGTCTATCGTCTATAATAGCCATAGTGTCGCTAACTACTTCACTTGCTAACTCTAACAATCCTAATTCTTTTAGTTTGCTTTCTGACCATCTCTTGGCAGCTTTACCACCCCACAACAAGTAAGATATAGTACCACAGGCTTTAGTATCTCCTTCATCATAATATTCTTCTGCTCTTGATAAGTAGGAGTACATACGTTTAATAGTGTTTTCGCTAATAGGTTTGCCCTGTGCTAATTGTTGCGCTCTTATCTTACCTACGTCAGTTGCACACTTGTTGTTTATTTCTTTATTTAGGTCTATACCTCTTTGTGCGTTATTCTTTACAGCATCAGGATAATCTGAATAGCTTTCTAGTTCTTCTTTTTTGCCATCCTTATAGCGTTTGTCATCTCTTACAATTCTACGGATATAAGATAGCATATCTTGTGCTTCTTCTTCTTCAAAGTCGTTTATAGGTTCTTTAGGTCTTTCCATCTTGTCAATAAAATACCCCTCAATAGAGAAACCTTTTACTTTGCCTGTCTTTACATAGTCATTCCAAACTTCGTCATTGTTTACTTTAACAACTCCCATCCAAGTACCCACAGGCACGTTTAAGCCATACTTCCTAGACTTGTCGTGTGTTTCATCTTCTACTAGCCAACTCTCTACTAGCGTAAGCCCATTTAGGCTGTGTTGGTGTTCTAGTGTGCTGTTGTTCTGATTACCTTTCATAAGGTACATTTCAGCAGCCTTACGGATAGTGTCTTTAGAGAAGTAAATATAATATTCATCCTCTCCTTTACGTCTGTATATAGGTTTATTGGGAATAAGCAGCGCACCTACTAATAATTGTTTGTCTATTTGTGCAAGTTGTACTTCTTCGTTTTTTAGTGCTACAAAGTCTTCTTCAATGGCAGGGTTTTCTACAATAGAGATAGCTTCTATACCCTCTACACTATTTTCATCTAAAATAAGTTCAACTATCCTCATATAACTATAACGTTTAATTTTTATATTTTACTATATTGATGCGCCCTCTACTATATTACGCTCTAAACTTTGTGCAGTTGTTACGTCTTGTGATGTTACAAACGCTTTTACAGGTCTTTCGTTTTGTCCTGCTATTGTTTCTGCTAATTGGTTTGTACCACTTGCTCCTACTATGTTAAATGCAGGTGGCTGTGATGTAGGTGCGCTTGGTCTTGATACACTTGCGCTAGGAGAACCCCCACCTAATCCTGCTGTGTTTGGAGTTTTAGTAGATGTGATAGCTTTAACATTTGCTAATCCTGCCCCTACTGCTGCAGCTGCTGCTGCAAAACCTAAAGCAGGACCAATTATAGGAATACCTGCCAATGATTTATAACTATCTTGCGCACCTTGATATGTAGATATTAAAGCACTAGATATAGCTGCTGCTTTACCTGCTGCTGTTTCTTTACCTAGATTAGCAGCTAATCCTGCTAAACCTTGTTGTACAGTTTGTAGTTTTTGTTCTTGGGTCATTTCTGCCCATTTAATTTCTGCTTCTGCTCCTAATTGTGCAAACTGTGATATTAAATTATACTTTTGTTCTTCTGTTTGTTTAGTTAATAAAATGTCATTTGCTGCAATTTCTGCTTTAACAGATAACCCTTGTTGTAAATCTATTTTCTCTGTAACAGAAGTTACTTTACGTGCATCTAATAATGCCTTTTGTTCAGCTTGCTCTTGTCTGATTAATGCATTACGTCTTGTAAATATAGACCTACTAAATTGTAAAGACCTTTCTTCTAATTCAGATACTTGTGCTTGTAGCTGTGCGTTTGCTCTAATTTCATCTCTTTCGCTTTCCCCTAAATCAACTTGTTCCTGACTTATTCTTGCTCTTTCTTTTGCTATATCTAATTGCTCTTGTAGTATTTCGCCCTCTATCCTAATGGCTTCATCTAATGCTGCAATACGTTCTTTATAGGTTTTATTCTCATCTTCTGTTACTAATCGTAATCTTGATATTTCCTTACGTCTTTTAGCTGTACTTTCTATAAGACCTATTTCCTTATCTTCTACTGCTTGTAATGCACCTGCTAATTCGTATGCAGCTTTAGTTTCTTTTATTATTTCTTCTGTTACACCACTAACACTTTCTTTTAATTTATCAAATGCTTCACTTGGTTTGCCACTAAAAAATAATGCTATTGCTTCTCCTATACCACTTATTCTATCTGTAATAACAGCCATAGCAGCACCCAAGCCATCCATAACCTTTTTTAACTTATCAGCACCTCTTTGTGTTTTAGTAAAAAATGAAATAAGTGAACCGAATGCAATAACCAACAAGCCTATACCTGTTGCTGCAATAGCTACCTTTAATGATTTAAAACCCTTAACAGCATTAAGCAATCCACCTTTTATATTTCTTAACCCTGTGATAGCACCACCTGACATTTTATCTAGTGAATTAGTTAGCCCACCAACAGCACTATTAGTGCTTTGTACACTTTCATCTATCTTGTCAATACCTTTTACAGCCTGTGTAGTGTCTGCTTCTAACTGTATTACTACTTTTTCTGCCATTTTGTTTCTCTTTTAATTTTTTTACCTGCACCCATTAAACCACTAGGCAAATGATACTTACCTTGTGCTATACGGATGTTCTCTGTTTCTCCTTTTGCTAATTCTAATAAGTCTAGTATATTCTTTATCATAGCTTGTTTAATAGTTCTAAATTACTTTCTCCTGTTAGCATATTTGTGTTTACGCTGTTTATAATATACTCCCTGCCATTTATAACAAAAACGTCATTAAGCTGATAGTTTAATAATATCCTTAATGGTAAATAAGCCTTGACCTTAACTAATCTTCTTTTAGCATTAAAAGTATCTACAATATAATTCTTGTAGTAATTTTCAAACAAGCTATCATCTTCTGCAAGTCCTGTGTATTCATCTACTTCTTCTGCGAAGTTTATAGATTGACTTGTTCCGAATGTGTTGGAAGGTCTGTTGTATGTTGATAGGGCTGCTGCTGTTCCCGTACTTGTACCGTTGTAAAAACTTAATTGGTTTCCGCTTGTCAAAGTGTCATTGCTTATGCTTAAAATAAGGGGGTCTATGTTAATAGGTTTTTGGTCTTTGTCTGTACAGTAACCGTATTGCATTAAACTTTGTGTGCCATCGTCTAAATCATTTAGCCTTTCATAAATCATTTTACCGTATGGTAATTGTACTACATACTTACCACCTCTGTTTGTAGTTTGAACATCAGGACTAGATGTTGTAGTGCTTTCTAAATCAGCAAAAACTTTGTTGTTAATCTCTTTAAAGTTTATGC